AATACTCCGCCCGTCGGAAAATTGTACAACGGGCAACTTTTGTTATATAATCCATCATATAACGCTTCTACTATATCGTTACGCTCAGCAGGATTTGAGGCAAACACGTGAAGATCAACTTTGCGGGTGGTCATTTTTCCGCCGCCGAGCTGATAACCAGCTTTATCCGTACCGTGCATATCGATTACAACTACTGGTGGGTCAGCTGCTTCAATAGCGGCCCACTCATCCACGACAGAAATATAGTTCCATGTGTAACTAATAGCGGGGTTAGTTAATTCGTATGGAACGATGATTCTACCATCTATATAATCTACCATGTAGTCACGCCAGTCAACAATATACCCAGAGGCTGTTGTTTCATCCACGTTGTACATGTCAGCACACAGCAAGCCCGAAGGCATCTCATAAACAGTAACGCTATTACTCTGCTCCGGGGTCCCAGAACATGGGTCTCCATCACCGTTCTGGCCCGAAACAGTTGGGTATGGCTCGCAGGGGAGACCGCCGGTTGGTGGATCAAAGTAGACCAGTCCCCTACCTCGCTCAGTAGGAGAAGGCTCCAGATCTGTCACAATCTCATATACGTAGCTTTCATAATCACACAGCTCAGATAGTTTCCTTAGGGGCACGAATTCCTCTCGTTCTCTAAAGTGACGTAGAACTATATCTTTTATGTGAAAGTACAAGCTCATGTCTTCCTTACGGAGACTGCTCATACCTAATCTATTAGGATCATTAGTATCAAAGTATCCCATTATATCTTAGCTCCTCTATACTTTGTCACAAATTCTTTCTGTGCTTCTTCAAGAGCTTCCTCAATCCACCTACTCATATTGTCATCTACAAAACGTTCCCCCTCTTCCAGTATTTTTATGGGAGGGGTATTAGAAAATGGATAACGCACAATTTTTTTATTTGCATCTTTCATTTTATTAGTTAAGGCTGTCGTTAGCCGCACTAAATATATTCTTTCTTTGGGTGATACATATTTATCAATTGATTCTTGGGGGATAGGTGGTCTGCCTATTACCTCCTTGTAATCAACTTCATTTAACTCTATATATGTACCGGCTACACCTTCCATTATTGTTTCTATAACTGACATGCGGCCGGAAAAATCGAACGTCTCCATAGTAGGAACATTTATAGATACTGCTTCCCCTGTCTGTTCTATATACTCAAACTGATTCAATCTCTCTATGAATTCTTCCCTATAAAAGTTAGGGTTTGTTTTACTATTTCTGTCTGTTACAACATCAACTAGTTCTTCATCATACTCCGCAATAATGGCTTCCTTGATCTTTTCAGCAGCTTTCTTGAATTTAAGATTCATCTTCTGCTGGATCAGTTTGTTCATATCGCTCGATAATCTTTTAAATGCATCTGCCATTATGTGTATTCCTTAATAATTTCACCGCTATCAATCTTAGGTTTATCTGTGGTAAACGCTTCTATAATAAGGACGGCCTGGCTACCCAACCCTCTGAGGATCGGCGGCCTGGATAGTTTACATTCAACACCGTCAACAATAATCCTTGCACAGTTCTTGAATAAATCGTAGTACTTAGGATCCGTCTTAAGCTGGACTACCGTGGAGCCTTCTGTACCGGCTGGGGTGTATACTGTGTTGTTATCGTACCTGCTGCTGGGGTTCCAAATAACTACACAATCTGCCCATGCTCGTCTCTTAGTTTCAAGGAAACCGTCACCTCGACAGATGGGACAACGGCCTAACCTGAAATACTTGTAACGAACTTGCCCTGGATTCTTAGCAATCCACGCAGCCTGAAGCTGTTCAGCTTCCTCTACACTGTGCTTACACTTTCCAGTAGAACGACCAGTCATCTTATCGAAGTAGCAGTTCGGACACTCCGACTTAATAGGCTGTTTGTACACTTGAACCTTACGTGACAGTCCCTTAAGAACATCACGTATAGATTTCCGAAATCGGTCTCTGGTTTTAGGGCTTATTCTACCCCTCATAATTAGCTCCTGTGTACTCCGATAGATGGTAATCAACTTCCGGAATGTAATATCTACATTTATATCCTTTATGTTGATTTCTTTTACCACAAGCTACTGCGGATAGCCCTTTATATGGTTTGTAATTTCCAAAAAACTTTTTACAAAAATTCCTTAAACTCTTAACTTTAAACTCTTTACCATTAGGGCACGTTACAACGTAATACTTAGCTCTCCAACTCTCCTCGCCCCTGTATTTTCCCGTCCTTATTTTTGACATCTTATTTCTAGATGCTTTCGAATGTTTATTTCCTTTGTTCGCCTTACCTATACGTCTTTTATGCCTATCGGAAAATGGAGGTAATTTTACCCCAATCTTAGATTTTGAAATCTTAAGTTTAGTAGCTTCAGAATGAGTAAACCCCCTTACACCGTGGCCACCTAAAGTTAAATTATATCCATAATCCCTTTTATATGATCCATATTGCTTTATGTAGTGATATTCTAAATCATTCAAATCATCCAACGAATTGGCTGTGTCTATAACTTCCCACACAAAACCATCTACACCGTACTTCTCTAAAGCGTTCTTAAAATAACTACAATCACTGCTTTTACTCATGTGCTGAGAAATACGTTTGTTTAGCTCCTGTATGGTACGGCCTATATAAATCTTACCATTAATTTTGTTAGATGCTTTGTATATTACCATTAATCTATAAGAACTCCGGTTATTCCAGTCAATTGCAATGCTTTAACCATATCATCTCTTCTCTTAACAAGATCATCCAACAGCTTACGCCTAACTTCCAAACCTGGCGACGGATCATAATTACTACCTTCGTCCTTTATACGAGCACCATCTTCCGTAGCATCTTCCCACAATTCACCTCTGAGAAGATCTATTGCCGTTTGCAGCATATAAACCTCTGAGTTGGCAGTGGTCGTTGTTAGTGGTGTGGGAGGTGGACAATTATCGTAAGCTTCCATTATCTGACGGTTACTAAAGCGGTGCGTATAGTACCAAATATCCACACCATGAGTCACTTCCTTCACTACATCCTCGCCACAGACACCAGAGTAGGTAACACACTCAGTACATACATCATCAATGTATCTCTGGAATCGTAAGAATCTATATCCATTAACTGAAGGGTTATCAGTGTCTGTGAATTGAACGCCGCCCATATTTATATAGGCCGGCCAACCCATCTCATCCATCTCGTATGTCTTACCATCAGGATGAATAGACGATAACGCCTCCTCTCCATACTCTCTTCTCAAGCCAAGTGGATCTCCTATCCACAATCTTATCCTGTCGATGATCAACTGATCAGAAGAACCGTAAACTATTTCAGCGGGGAACTGGGGGTTATAATAAAGGTCACCTGGGTCACCTTGAATCGGAGCAGACCAACCAGACGTAGAACCATCCGACGTGCTGTAGTATCTGGATATATACCAGTTATCAGCAAATCCATCAGGATCTGTAAAATAGTATTGGTAGTAATCGCTACGTAATGCCACATCGCTTACGTTCTCTCTGTCATTGATCGTGTCTGTACCGGATACTGTAGCATAATCTGTTAGTGCTATAGCATCTGTGACGTCCGGATCTGGATACAGGTCGGAGCCGGTATAGCGTCTCACCTGTACTCTGTCGAATACTTGGACAACTTCCCCAATGTTGTCTACATATATTGTTAAACTAATCATCCCCGATTCTCCTTATATATTCTTCGGTCCTGGAAAAGGACTCTTACCTTCTACCTTCTGACCATGAATAACTCTAGCTGATGGTTGTATGTTCATTCTTCCTCTTAAACCTGGTTTTAATTCTCTTGCACGAACTCTCTTTCTAGGTCTAACTTCTCGGCCGGAAATATCTGGCGGACAAACAGGCACAACATCTGGCGGTGGGGCATCTGGGCAGACTTGAGTAATCTGCATGATTTCTTCGTCCATAGTAGAAGCACCAGTTCCATATACTGTGCCTACTATTTTATACCAACCTAACGTTGCGAAACAAATCTTCTTATCGTTTTGTTCCATTCCTTGGGGGCTTGACCACTGCTCTGTCCAAGGGCCGCTGTTGTCTACACCGGAGTATACTGTCCAACCGTATCCACTAACTGAACCGTCATCCGAGGTTCCTATTAGATTTAAGTTGTAGTAACAATCTTCCTCCGATACTGTTACTGTGGTCTTAAATACCACGTCTTTTTCTAAACATTCATTATGTGTATCCCAACCGTCACTCCATTGTGCACATAGTTCTACTTTACATGAAGCTGTGGTCGGGGTCTTTATTAGTTCATAACCAAATGGTTTGTCTGCTATTGTTTCTTCGTTTGTGCCATCTGTCCATACCCATGTGTATTCAAAATGGTCTGGTAAACCAAGTCCTACTCTATCGGTATCTGTGGATAGGTTTTCAAATTCAATCTGACTATCTTTTTCAGCCTCGGCGGGGTCTTGCATAAAATTTATGGCCGGGCCAGAAAATCTACCCTGTGTAAAGGACTCATTATAATTCATGGTTTGAGTTGTAAAACCATCCCACCATGAAATAACCAGTGTTACCGGATGACTACCTGGATTAGTAAAAGAACCTGAGTTTGGTGTTTCTAAATACCAATCTGTACCCTCACCTGCTGTATGGGGCACTACATCATCTCTTGCATGTGTAGGACTCAGTGTATCTGTGCTACCGTATGAACCATTATCACTTATGTTCCATGCTATATTTGTAATGGTATCATCCAAATCAGTTCCAGTATACTGAAAGCTAACTGGTTCATTAGGCAGCGGATTAGCTGGCGTCATCGTAATATCAGGAACTGGCGGTCTATTAAAAATTCTAATCTGGTCTGTTCCTGTTACTGTACAACCGCAGGCATCTTCTATTACTATTTCTATATCATAATCTCCTGATGCTGTCCAGGTGTGCGATCTATTTGCCGTGCCAGCTACATTATTATCTTGATGACCGTCACCCCAATCATAATCAGAGTTATCTACCAAATTTATATTCATCAAGGTAGTATACCAACTATTACGGTGATACATAGTATTGCCTGAAAACTGCCACTGATGTGTATCAGTGCTTGTATTAAAAGCGGTGACACTGTCTGCTACTAATGCATTTGGTGCTAAAGCCCAGTTTAGATTGGGACATATATTCGGTCTGACTTGCACATTATTAGAATAGGTGCTTGACCCATCCAAAATAATTCTAAAACAAGACCACTCATTCAGATAAGAACAAGCATCCATTCTGTCCGCAGTGGCTGGGTTCCAGAATACTATTACTATGACATCGCCTGATTTAGCAGTACCTTCCTGCGAAAGCCAATCACCGTCTCCTAAATTACAATTATAGTAACCAGCAGCTGGTCCAGAATCAACAACCCTAATATTGTTCCATTTGGAGGGAGAAGAGCCCGCTGTTCCATAAAAATATGCCTGATAGGCCACTGTACCATCACATATTGATCCTGTACCATCGTACACATAGCCGTCTATGGTGATATTAAGAGCCAAAAGTCACCTCTACACAAGTATAATTTTTATGTGTTTTTCGCTTCTTATTTGCACAAGCGTTCATGTTTTTGTAATTTAAATTATTCTCGCTGCAAAACTTCTTAAGATTATCTATTATACTTACCTTACCTTCTGGGGACTCAATCAAATAATTTTTCCTTAGAGATTTGGCTATTTTATTTCTTGTTTCCTTAGAAGGAGCACCTCTCTCCCTCTTGGATGCTGCCTCAGAAAGTTTTTTCTTCGTAGCATTAGAATGGTGTCTTCCGTGCCAATAAGCATTTTTGCCGCTCATAGATTTTGAAATTTTATCTTTCGTTTCTTGCGTCACTTTAAAACCATCCATACCGTCGCCGCCGTATGTAAGATTGTAACCATTTGGAGCTTTTGTATTATATTGTTTTATATAATGAAATTCCATTTCATTTAGTTGTGCTCTACTGTCACATGTCTCAATAATAGACCAATCGAACTCATCATATTTTAACAATGCTTTATGGAATACTGAATTATACTTATCATTTATAGCATCTCTTATATGAGCCATTTTACGTCGCTGTAGTCCTTGAGTAGTTTGGCCAATATAAGATCTATCATTTACCTTATTGGTAACTTTATATATGATTCCAAAAGC